GCGCTCTTTGCGCTGCCTGGCGCTATGCAGCCAAGTACAGTGAAGAATCTTCAATGCCTAATCCGTTTGCGGCGCGTCTAGAAAAGAGAGCAATGGAGATACTTCAAAATCTTGCTAGTGGTGTATTTACAATTCCAGAAGTTACGGGAGCTGGGCCAACAATAACTTCGGATGACTTTTATCCTAATGATGATGCAGATGAAGACGATCCGCGCGCCTTTTCAATGACACAGGAGTTCTAAGTGGCAAGAACTGTTTGGGTACAGTGGGTTCCTCCGTGGTCTAGGATGTCGAAGTCCTATCGAGATCTTGCTGCGCGTTTTCGCGGAGACCTACGTGAGCCTTTGATGCGCGCAATTCGGGAAGTCATCATACCTTCAATTGAAGAAAACTTTGCATCTGAAGGTAGGCCAAAGTGGGCAGCTTTGTCTGACGTAACTATAAAAGTTCGTTCGGCTCTAGGTTTTGGCGCAGGTCCGATTTTGTCTCGAACAGGTGAGTGGGAGAATACAGCTACTTCTGTTGATATTTGGGCAATTACTAAAAGGCGAGCTGTGGCGCGATTTGATGCACTACCGCTTCAAGGTCGATTTGCAGAAATGGGCACAAGTACAGAACCAGCACGTCCAGCTATGATATATCAGGCAGAAGATTTTGTCAGAGTAGAGCAAATCTTCTGGGACTACATTGAAAAAGCTTGGAATGAAACGAGTCCATAATGGCTTATTCAACTAGTCTTAAAGAAATTGCACAAGCAATACTGGCAATCTTGGATGAAGATACTACGCTTGGACTAAGGGCTAATTACTTAGGTCATACGTCTAAGATTCCAACTTATCCAGCAACAACCGTGCAAGCGATTGATATTGATCGGGAGATTGGCGGTACACACAAGTTCAAGCTTGAATTTGCACATGAAGTATTGATTCATTATTGTAAGGTTGGCTCACGTGAAGATAATGAAGCAGCCATTTTGCAACTAATTGACGATGTAACTGCTCTTTTAGCTACAGATAGAACTTTGGGAGGCAAAGTCATTTTTAGCCTTGTAAGCAATGCCAAAGTAGTTGATATCGCTAGAGGTTCCGTAATGATACGCGGAGCACTTCTGTCGATAGCGTCCCTGAGTCGCGAAACTTTCTAAAGGAGGGTTGACATGGCGAAAAAGATTTCTGAAACGGAAGAACTTGCAGGTTTTGAAGCGCCAACAGAAGAGGTTTTTGAAGAAGCGGCACCGGAGACCTCTGAAGAGCCTGCAGAGCCGTTGGTGGCCATACGCTTCGTACATCCCAGTAACCCTTCTCCGCAAGAAGTGCCGGGACTTGGGATGATTGCACATGGAGATATCGTAGAAGTGACCGCTGAGAAAGCTAAGTGGGCACTTTCAACTTATCCGGACAAGTTTGAAGGAGGTGACTAAGAATGGCAGTAAAGCTTGGAGGTTCAGGTAAAGTCGGTCTAGGACTTGAAAATACCCAAGGTGCATGGAAAGCGCCACAAAAGTGGATTCCAGTCTTGAGTGAATCACTGCAATTCGTAGAAGATAAGAAGTACCGTTTGCCTATTCGTGGCGCAGCTTCGATGACAGATCCTATGGGAGCCGTTCAAGGCTATGGACACACAGAAGGAGACCTTGTCTTTGAGGCGACTGCAGATACACTAATCTACTTCCTTTACTGCATGAACTGCAGCATTGCAAGATCAGGTACGGGACCGTATACATATACAACTACTCCGCAAGCTTATGCTACTCCAGCTTCACCTAGTGGCTCAGCTTCGGTACTAGTGGAGCGTAATGGAGTGTACTTCGGTTACCAAGGTTTGATTGTTAGTAGCCTAGGTCTCACTATTCAAGATGATGTCCTGGTAGCAACTGCAAGTATGCTTGGGCTTAATGAAGTTACGCCTGCTTCTGGAGCAGCTACATGGCCTACCAGCGATGTTGCTGGACCTGGGAATCATGCACTTTCAATCTCTGGTGTTACTCGATCTGATGTCGATACGCTTACAATTACAGTTGATGAAGCTGCGTCAGTGTTTAATGCACTTCGGGGAGACGATACGCGTGCTCCTTCGAGTACTCGTTTCGGACTTCGTACAGCAACTATTGGACTTGATGCTGACTTCGAAAATCGTACCGAATATGATGTCTTTCGAAATCAGACAGCACAGGCATTCGCGTTCACTGCAAATGTTGCCTCAAACAACTCTATGCAGTTTAATGCCGAGAAGCTTATCTTGAACAACTATCCGGTCAATCTAACAAGTGTAGGGGACGTGGTGCGCGCCTCTGGACTTGAATTTAGACCGGTATATGATAGTGGTTCTGGCAAAGCGTATGAGTTTGTGCTAATCACAGGCGAAGTACTTGACGCCAGAGCAGCGTAAGTTCGGGGCCTAATGAGGAGGGAACACAGTGCCGAAAGCAACTGTCGACAAAAGTAAGGTATATGGACCGTATGATCTGAAGACTGCGCCGCCAGACGGATACGTCAAGTTGCGTAAGTTGACATATGGTGAAACTATGCAGCGTATGGAAATTGGCGCGGGTAACGTTGAAGGTACACGTAAAGGAAAGATGTCCATGAAAGTTGGAGCGCTTGCAATGGAAGCGTTTGAGTTTGGGCGCTGTATTGTAGAGCACAATCTGACAGATGAAAATGGACATCTTCTTAATCTAGGATCTGTAGCAGGGCTCAATCTTCTGGATCCTCAGATTGGCGATGAAATTGCCAAGCTTATCAATGATTTGAATAGGGCAGAGAGCGAGGAGGAATTGGGAAACTTGCCCGAGAATCCTACGGAGCCTTTGACAGAGGAGTTATCCGAGACGGAAGATATAAGCCCATCATAGAAACCGTCAATCTGTGTGAAACACTGCATGTGTTGCCAGATGTAGGCGGAGTCTTGGATCAAGATCCAGTTTGGATCGAACGTATCCGGATTGTTCTAGAGCAGAAGATGGCAGTAAAGGCTAAGCACAAACAAAAGCCTGGAGGATAGTGTGGCATTTGGCGCTTTTGGTGGACTAGGATTAGGCCCGAGAGAAATGACGATGATTCTTAAGGGCGATGATCGCGTCTCACCTGTACTAGACCAAGTAGCAGCGCATCAGCGCCAGCTAGGTCTGGCTTCAGATAAAGCCTCTCTTCGTCTTTTTGCTAGCGGTATGATCATGGACCGCGTAGGCAAAATGTTTGAGATTGCTGGTATTGCTGTTCTTGGAGCTCTGGGCGCCTTTACAAAGTTCTCGATGGACTTTGATCGTAGAATGCGTCTAGTGAATACCCAAGCCGACCTGACCGAAGACCAGTTTGGTCGTATGAAACATGCGATCTTGGATATGTCAACTTACATTCCGCAGTCTGTAGAAGATCTATCCGCGGCAATGTACGACCTCTGGTCTTCGGTCGACACTACCTTCTCTGACTCTATCAAAACAATTGAGTTACTTGGAAAGGCTGCTACTGCAGGTGGTACTGATGTTCAGACTGCACTGCGAACATCCATTCCAATTCTTAATGCTTACGGAAAGTCTGCTGGAGGACTTACCAAGATACTTGATACACAATTTGCCATGGTTAAAATTGGCGTTGGCACGTACGAAGAATTTGCAAAACAAATGGGAGATGCAATTCCGTTCGCAGTTGCGGCAGGTCAATCCTTTCAAGAGATGTCAGCAATGCTTGCCTTTCTAACAAGACGTGGTATTAGTGTGGCTGAAGCAGTTACGGCAATCTCACGTGCCATGGATCTGATAACTCGGCCAAAAGTACGCAAGAATATGCTTGAAGTTCTGGGTATTGATGTTGTTGATAAAGCCACAGGTAAGTACAAGCAGATGAGCGTCATTCTTGTAGAAATGGCGAAAAAGCTAGGACATCTTAGCAAACCTCAACTCAAAGAAGTTCTGACTAAAATCTTTGGTGAAGGTATGGTCCGTGCAATGAAGTTCTTTAATGTGGCAATACCTCAGTGGCGCGACTATCTTGACATTCTAAATAAGGTCAAGAATTCCCATGGTTCAATGCAGCGAGCTTTTGATATTATGTCTAAAGCACCTGGTGTACGTTGGCAATTAGCTTTGCAAACTCTTCGTGCAATTGCAATCGAAATAGGAGACGTTTTAGCTCCTGCTGTAGTTGAAGTTGCTCGTTATTTGCGCCGATTCTTTGTCTGGTTTGATAAATTGCCTACTAGTACAAAGGAAGCAATTGTTAAATGGACTGCATTTGCAGGAGCTGCTGCGCTACTTTCAGGCAAGTTACTTTCCGTTGTTGGTAACGTCCTAAACATAGTATCTCTGATGAAACTGGCCACTATCGGCGCTGGATCGCTTGGGATAGCTTTTGGTGCAGTTATTGGTGTAGGAACACTACTAGCTGGAGTACTTTTCTTTGTTTCTAAAAAATTCAAGGAGCTCGATAAATTATGGCAAACTGGCTCCGCTACTATAAAAACATATTGGAAAACTTTCATGTCTCTTGTTATGCCGCTCTGGAAAGGTTTTGTGGATGTATTAGAGCATGCTCGAGACACCATTGCAGATGTAGCTACAACTTGGGCAAGATGGATTAACCAGTACATCAATCCAGCATTAATGAGTTTGAAAGATACCTGGGATAAGTCGATCGCCCGAATTGCTAACTATGTAGTTAGTGTCTTCATACCACGTTTGTACGAGCTTGACAAACGAATGAACAAACTCTTCAAGCGCTGGGATGAATTGATGGCGCGGCTGTTGAAAAGTAAACTTGTTCAAAAGCTATTTGAAATGCTTGGTGGTTCCTTAACTGGATTCGTCAAGGTTGTACAACTGCTTTGGCCAATAATAGAAGATACCATTATCTATGGTCTTAATACCATTCTTGATAACTTGGAACTCTTTATTTCAATCCTTGAAGCTAGTCCAGAAAGAATTGACAAAGCTGGGCGCCAAATTGCTGCGCGTTTCTTTGCCTGGACTCAGTCAGTACAAAGCATTCTCAATAGCTTTGATACAGTGATGTATGTCCAGCTTGGGCGTGCCTGGACTACTTGGCAAA